CGGCTCAGTGTCCGCAATGCGACCAGCGAAAAACTCTCCGTCGATAACGCGGGCAACCTGTTCGGACGCAAGTTCGAGACTAAACACACTTTCCTAGGAACGCCGCTTGAAGGCTGTATCTACGCTGAAAACGGGTTTGTAGCGGGAACCAACGTCATTGCAGAGGGCGGTGGGTTTGGCAGCACAGTAGTCTCTACCGGTTCGGCTGTTGCGTTCAACCTGATTGCCTTTGGCAACATGACTACCGGCGATAAATTGCTGTCGCTGAAAAATAATATCTCTAGCGAAGTGCTGAGCATTAACCATCTCGGCGCGATAACCGCACCGGCACTCACACTCAGCACCGGCAACCTTGTACTGACTAGCGGGAACGCTACGGTTACCGCTGGAAACGTAACCGTGACCGCTGGCGACCTGACCATGACGGCGGGCGACATTACCATGACCGCCGGCAACGTCATTGGGAAGGATGTTGCAGGCGTTGGGTATATCAACTTACAACCACTGCCTTCCAGCGCAACAGACCTGTTGGAAGTGGGTACGATATTTGGCGCAATAACCCTAACAAACAAGCAGTCGGGCGCAGGCTCCCTTGGCTTCGGTGGGAGATTAAAGCTCGCTACCGACAAGGGCAACAATACCAACACAGGGATTGAACTCGCCCTTACCACCGCACAATCCACCAACACCACGTTGTTGCTAGATGCAACGGTGGCCACGGTCAGCAAGTTCAAACTCAACGTGCTCGGCGCTCCGGCTTTCTGGGGCAAATCCGCGCCGCCCACCACACAAGCCACAGCCGGTATTGGGTCTGCGGGTAACTTTGTTGCCGGTGCTGGCACAGCATCCAAAAGCGACAGCACATGGTCGGGAGGCAACGGAACGACCGCCTACACAGTCAATGACCTGGTGCGGGCGCTGAAGGATATAGGGATTCTCACATTGTAGCGGCATAGACCGCGTAACCAGTGGCAACGCCACACAACTGAAAGGTGATTATATGGGCTTGGAAGAAGCAGATTATGGCATGACGGACATGGCTCTTGGCCGTGCGAGCGCGCAAGCGGGTGACGAAAACCTGCTGGTGCGGTTTTTCATGCACCCGAAACAGGATCACGACCGCAGCGAGGCCGAAGGCCGTCCCGTGTTCGTGGAGGCTGAATACATCGAGATCATCACGCCGGGCAACAAGGACAACATTATCAGCCGCCCCGCGTCCGAAATCGACCGCAAAAGGTTCCCGCGCCACTACCAGGCGTACAAGGCACGCGCCAGCCAGGAAGTGGTTGAAGGTACGCCGCTGGAAGAATGGCCCAGCATTACGCGTTCGCTGGTAGAGGAATTGAAATTCTACAACATCCGTACCGTGGAGCAGTTGCTGGCGGTCAGTGACGCCGACGCGCAGAAGTTCCAGGGCCTGAACGCCATCAAGGACAAGGCTCGCGCCTTCCTCGAAAAAGCCAAAGGCCAGAACGCGGAAGTGGATGCGCTCAAGGCACAGAACGCCGACCTGTTGGCCCGCCTCGAACGGCTGGAAGCGCAAGGTCGCGCGCCGTTGCCCGCAGATGACGCGCAACCTGCCGACGAACTGCGCGGACCCGACACCCCGCGGCGCCGGCGTTCGGTAGCCGCAACGGAGTAAGCTATGGCCCGGTACATTTCTGCCAATGACATTATCAACCAGGTGTGCATTGAGGTCGGGTTAAACTCCAACACCGACCCCGTTGCCAGTCAGGAAGATACCTATATCCAGATGACCGGGCTGTTGACGGCTGCCGGGCAGGAATTGGTGGAAATGGTGCCGTGGCAGGTGCTGCGTTCGGTATATGAACTCGTCACGGCTGACGGCGATACCGGCACCTACGACCTGCCCGACGACTTCGCCTACATGGTGGACCAGACGGGCTGGGACCTGAGCAATAACGTGCCGGTTGCCGGCCCGTTATCCGCGCAGCAATGGTGCTACCTTGAAGGCCGCGACCTGGTATCGAGCACGATCTACGCCAGCTTCCGGTTGTTCGATAACACGTTCAACCTGTTCCCGCAGCCGCCGCCTGTCGGCATGACGGTGAAGTTTGAGTACATCAACCGCAATTGGGTACTGGAAGCGGGCGATGGCGCGCTGCGCCGCGATACGATTGGTGCAGGCACCAATATCGTGCTGTACGAAGCCATCCTGATCAAGAAATTCCTGAAAGTGAAATGGCTCGATGCCAAGGGCTTCGACAGCACGGCTGCCAGGCTGGACTTCGACACCATTTTCTCGGGCCGCGTGGGCCGGGACAAGGGCGCCCCGGTGCTGAGTGCAGCGGGCTCCACACTCGGCTTCCCTTACCTGAATGCGTGGTATAACGCGCCGTATAGCGGGTACGGCCAGTGAGTATCGCCAACCGCAAACCCACCAGTCGCTACGGGCAGCCGGTACCGCCCACGGTGCAGGCGGCGTCACTGCCAGCCAGTACCGGAGGCGTGAACGCTTACGACCCGCTGGTGACGATGCCGCCTGCAGACTGTATCTACACGTTCAACCTGATGCCGTCAGAGTACGGCTTGCAGTTGCGCAAAGGCTACCGTGAGTGGAGCCAGGGCATCGAGGGCAGTGTGCGCACGCTGATTGCCTACGATTCCGCGTCTGAGGACCCTAGCAAAGACCGCCTGTGGGCTGTCACGGAATTCGGCATCTGGAACGTAACGATTTCATCCGGCGCGCTGACCTACACGGTTGTCACGGAAATCTCTGATATTGTCGTGACGGAGGACGGCCTCGATACCGTCATCACCGAGGGCGCCGCGCCGCCTGAACAGGATGTGGTATTCAGCGAGAACGACGACCCGGCAGGGTACGGCGTTTACACTGAATGGACCAACGATGCGTCTACTCATTACTTGTTCTACGCCGATGCCCTGAACGGTATCTACCAATACACTGAGGCGGGCGGCTGGGCCGTACCGACCGGCTGGACCTACGACGATCCCGACAACCCCGGCACGCCGCTGCCCTTCCCGGTGGAGGATGTGTGCTTTGTCATGGCGCACAAGTTGCGGATATGGGTCATTCTGGAAAACAGCGATGATGCGTGGTATTCACCGATTGCCAGCGTGGCGGGCGACTTCACCAAATTCACATTTGGCGCCAAGATGCCGCACGGCGGCTACCTGCAGGGCCTGTGGACATGGAGCCTGGACGGCGGTAACGGCGTGGACGATTTCCTGGTGGGTGTCAGCCGCGGCGGTGACGTGTTGGTATACAAAGGCTCCGACCCGTCACTGCCCGACTGGCAGCAAGTCGGCGCATGGTTCGTAGGGGAAACCCCGAACAGCCGCCGGCTGGTGAATGAGCACGGCTCGGATATGTACATCCTGTCCACCTACGGCGTGACCAGCCTGCGCGATTTGCTGCAGGGCTCGGTGGCCTACGAGAACCGCAGCAGCCCCAGCGCCAAGGTCAACCGCTTCCTGCGTGCGGACATTCAGAACAGCAAGGACCGCTACGGCTGGCAGATGACCAGTTATCCCGGCGACGGTTTCCTGCAGATCATCACGCCGCCGCCCAGCAATACGCCGTTCCTGCAATACAACCAGACGACTTCCACACAGGCGTGGGGCTTCTGGCGGGGGGTGCCGGCGCTGTGCGGCGTGACGTGGAACGGCCATTATTTCATGGGCGGCGAGGGTGTGGTGTACCTGTATGATGGCGTGCTGGACGGCACGACGCTGGACGGTGAAGTCGGCCAACCTATCCAGTTCCAGATTATGACCAGCTTCCAGGCACCGAATAACAACCACGCCACCTACAAGCGCTCGGGCGTTATCCGTACCGTGGGGGTAATCAGTGGTACGATTGCGCTGTCGGTGAAGGCCATCTTCGATTACAACGTCGCGGCGACCGTACAACCGCCACCCCCCGCTGCCAACACTGGGGAAAACCTGTGGGGTATCGGTGTATGGAATTCCTCGGTGTGGGGCTACGGCCTGACAGGTCGCAGCTACCCGGCAGCCACGCTCGGTTATGGCCGTGTGATGGCGATAGCGATGGCGGGCTCCGCGACCAGCCGTATTACGGTGGCCGGGTGGGACGTGATGTATACAGAAGGAGGGCTGTTATGATCCACTTCAAGGCCCTTGATACCGGGCAGGAATGGGCGTGGCTGCAACTGAAAGCCGGGGTTATTGCCTGTCAGGACAGCCAGGGCATTGTGGCCTACGACGATACCGGCGCGATTGCCGCTATCTGCGCGGCCGACAGCTTCACAACGGACGCCTGCCAGGTGCATTTTGCGATCGACAGGCCGATTGTCATCAAGTACGGGTTCCTGCATGAAATTGCACGGCACCTGTTCATCGCCTGCAACCGTGACCGTATCTTCGGCCTGGTGCCGGCCAACAACGCCAAGGCGCTGAAACTGGATACCCATATCGGGTTCCGCGAGGTCGCTCGCGTGCCTGACGGCTACGCTAAGGGCGTCGACTACATCGTATTGCGCATGGACCGGGATACCAGTCCGTGGCTTGAACAGCAACGGAGGGCGGCATAATGCCCAAGGCAACAACCCAACAGCCGGCGTACACAGCCAAGGATACCGGCGTCGATACCGCCGGCAAGCAGGTTATCTTTTGGGACCCGCAGACGCAGAGCTATAAAACGGCGCCCTACAGTTGGGACAATTGGAGCCGTGGCACTCGGGAGCAATCCAAATACGGCTGGTACACCAATTCCCAAGGTGACAGGGTTTACGGACTTCGCCCCCCAACTACCCACAACGTAGATATTAATGGCAACGACAACGTTATCGAAGGCTCCGACCCCAACTGGAAGCCGCAGGTGACGCCCGACTACAACGGCATGGGCACCAATGGTGGCCAACGCACGCCGACGAATACGACAGGCGGCAGCGTCCCGGCGTGGGGTGGAAGCGCGTCACATGACCCCGCAGGAAACGTGGTTCCGGGCGGGACTGCTGACCCCGGCGTATGGGGACCGGGCGGCACCAAGCATTGGACACCGGGGCAGACCAACTGGGACTGGTCAAAAGTAGGCGGCGGCACGGGCACGCAGGGCGTGGACCCGAACAGTACCGTGACTGGCCCGATGACCGAATACCCTGGTCAGGAAAGCCCGTGGGGGCAACCCGGACGACCGGGCGGTAACAAGGAATTCTATGCCAGCCAGTTCAACACGCTGCTGAACCAACGCAAGTTGTTCAACCAGGCGTCACTGGCCGCGGGCTTGCGCGCGCAGAACGCGGCCAACAACCCGCAGCCTGCCGGCCCGACCGACTGGTCATGGGCGAACGGCGGCAAGGGGTTGCCCAACGTGCAGACCGCAGGCGGTACCGCCGACAACCCGACACAATACAGCCTGAAAGATTGGGTGCATCCGGGACAGACCACCAACGGCGAGATCATGCGCCAGGCGATCAATTCCGGCGTGCTGTCGATGGAAGGTCGCCCCAATGTAGATTTCAATGCAGGCGACTGGACCGGCACCGGCTGGTCCACGGTCAACAACCCGACAGACCTGATCCAGCGCGCGCTGGGCGGCGTCACCGATACCCCGTGGGGCAAAGCACAAGCTGACGCTATTAACTGGATGTACACGCAGCAAGGCGTTGCAACACCCGAAGGCGGTGGCCCGACAGCCGCGCCGGGGTATGCACTACCGATTACAGGAGCGAGATAAAATGGGAGGGAAAAATGATAGTCCCGACTATGGCCAGTTGGCACAGCAACAGGGTGAGGCCAACCGTGAAGTGACTCGGGACCAAACCTATGCAAACCGTCCGTCGCAATATACTCCATTTGGGTACACAAACTGGACGAACCAGCAGGTAACTGACCCCGCCACTGGACAGAAGGTCGCCAAGTGGACGCAGACGCAAGGTCTTACTCCTGAACTACAGGACATTCTGAACAAGCAGATCGCCATCCAAGGCGGTAAATCTGACGTTGCCGGCAGCCTGGTGGGCCGCATGGGCAAGGAATTCGGGCAGACCATGGACTGGTCTGGACTATCACCATTAGGTGTAAATCCGAACCAGCAGTACACCATGCCCGAGGGTGACATTGGCGACCCGAATGCCTTCCGTCAACAGACGCAGGACGCCATGTACAACCAGGCCAAGTCGCGGCTGGACCCGATGTACGGCGCCAAGCGCATGGAAATGGAAGCCAAATTGCGCAACCAGGGCATTGGCCCGGAGGACGCAGCCTACAAATCGCAGATGCAGTCGCTCGGGCAACAGGAAAACGATGCCTACAATCAGGCCAACTGGTCAAGTGTCGGCGCCGGGCGTGATGAATCGAACGCCATGTACAGCCAGATGATGGGCCGCAACCAGCAGAATTTCGGGCAGGCGCTGCAGGCCAACGCGCAGAATTACGGCCAGGCGATGCAGGGCAGCCAGTATGCCAACCAGATTCGCCAGCAGCAGTTGACCGAAGCCATGCAGAAACGGGGTTTCAGCCTGAATGAAATTAACGCACTGATGTCGGGCGGGCAGGTAAATGCACCGCAAATGCCAAACTTCGCCACAGCCAGCGCAGCAACCCCGGCGCCGATCTACCAGGCTGGTGTGGACCAAGGCAACGCTAACGCGGCGGCCAACCCGATGAACGGCCTGATGGGATTGGCCGGCACGTTGGGCGGTGCGTACTTAGGCCGGCCTCCGGCAGCATAGGAGAAGGTAGAGTCTAATGGCCCAATCAACCTATCAAAAACAGCTCGCAGAAATGCTCCGCAAGGCGCAGGAGCGCTCTGCCATGCTGTCGCAGTCGGCCATGACGCCCGAGGCGCTGGCCGCGGTCATGCAGCAGGCGGGTTACGACCCGGCAGGCAAGGAAGCGATGCTGGCGACCATGCTACGCGGCGGGCAAGATGCGGTGTACAGCGATATGCCGCAGGGCCGCATGATGGGCGATGTGTATGCCAACCCTTCATGGAGCGAATCCCTGAACGGTGCCGCCAAGAAACTGGTGGGCGGCTATCAGATGGGACAGGCCCGTAAGGAACAGACCGACATCGACGCCAAGCGCGCTACGGCTACCGCCGCAGAGAGCCAGGTAACGGCAGAGGCCGCGCGTGCCAAACAGCAGCAAGCTGCCGATGCGGAGGTTGCCAAGCTGGTAACGGCGCAGGGCGCTGCGGCTGATCGCCAGGCGGCGATGGACCAGCGCGCGAAGCAGTTTGAGGCGGGTCAGAACCGGCAGGACGCGCGCTTGAGCCGTTCGCTGGGGGCACGCGCTGATAAAGCGCCAGCGCCTACTGGTATGACACCCTACCAGCAAGCAATGGTGGATTTGAGGCAGCAGCAACTCGACCAGCAAAAAAATAATGGGGCTGGCGGGGGCACGCCCATTGACGCCGTATCGAAACGCAGGTTGAAGCAGGAGGAATCTGTTTTCAACCGCTTGGCTGCCGCTACGGATGAGGCGAAGGTACTGCAGCAGCAGGGCAAGGACATAGGCAAGCCGTTCGTGGATTATGTGTCAGAAAAGGCCGAAAGCATCCCACTGGGCGGCGAAACACTATCCAACTACGTGACCAACAAAGGTTATACGCCGGAGGAAATGAACACCCGCGGCAAGATCGACGGTGCTGTTGAGCAGTACCGCCGCGCGTTTACCGGCGCGAACCTTACCTTGATTGAGAAAATGCTCGGAAAGAATTGGGACCCCACTGCCAACGGTATCAGCACAACAGAGAAAATCCAACGCGCCGATAACCTGATGAACGTGCTGAACACCAACCGTGAGGCTTTCGACTTAAGCCCGTTGCAGAAACCCGTAGCCAAAGGTGAAGCGCCCGAAGACGTTGATCCCGGTACGTGGGCGCACATGACGGACGAAGAAAAGGCGCTATGGAATTAACGCTGGAACAGAAAAAAGCCATTGCGATGGCCGCTGCACGCCAGCGGGCGGCGCAGGCTGCGCCGGCTAAACCTGCCGCCCGTGAATCTGTCGATACGCTGCAGGACGTGCAAGGACTTGGCCAGCGCGTGTTCAAAGGCCAAACGCTGGGATTCGGTGACGAAATTGCCGGCGCGGCGCGGGCAGGTTTGGATTATGTGATGCCCGGCGGTCAAGGCGATCAGTCCTTTGCCGACCGCTACCGCATGTACCGCGATGATGCCCGCAACACGGACAAAGCCTTTGAGCAAAAAAGTCCCGGCACGGCGATGGTGGCCGAGTTGGTGGGCAATATCGCGTCCCCCGCCGGGTTGATTATGCCCGGCGCCGGCGCTACCGGCAGTACCGGCGCGCGGCTTACGCAAGCCGTGGCGCGCGGCGCGGCAGAGGGTGGGATTTATGGGCTCGGCAGCGGCGAAGGTTCCGCAGGCGAGCAACTGGATTCTGCCAGTACAGGTATGCTTACCGGGGGTTTAACTGCAGGCGCGTTTAATAGCGTAGGCGGCGCGCTCGGTCGCACCTTATCTAAACGCCGCGTGGAGCCCACTTTGCGGCAAGCGGACGGTACTTTCAAACCCATCCACATTGCCGCGCCCGAAACCGGCGCGGGACGTTTTTACCGGGATTGGTTAGCCAGCATCCCCGGCGCCAAAGGCGTGCTCAAGGCGCAAGAAGCGCCCTTTCTCAAAAAGGCAGCCGATGATGTCGCGCAACAAGAGGGCATATTCAACCAACAAGCGAACAACCTGGATCGCCACCAGTGGCACCGGGCGAATGATATTGACCTGGCCGCCCAGCGTGAAGGCGAGCGCATACAGGCGGCTATTGACGCTGAACGCCTGAACGCCGCGCAGGCGCAGGATGTGGCCGCAGCCAATAACACGCAAACAGCCATACGCGATTCAGCATTGCTGCAACAAGCCAACAACAACCAGTTTAAGGCTGCGTTGAAAGCTGCAGTACCCGAAAGCCGCCGTGACACCATTACGGAAACCGGGCACGCAGGATACCGCCAGGCTAAAGCGCAGATTAACGAAGCCTACGCCGACGCATGGGGCAATGTGTCAGGACTTGCCAATGGCACGATAAACGCTATCACCGATATGGCAAGGTTCAAGGCTGATTCGTTACCGGCGGATTCCGCTGCCGTACTTAAGCGGCTCGGCGCGGATATGGAGAAACTAGGCGAAGCCGACAACGTAGCAGGCATTGACGACAAGTTACGGCGCTTGATCAAAAGCACCAAAGATCACCAGCTAATGGGCGACCTGAAAGAGATCCGCGAAACACTGCGACTTGGTTTGCCGGATGAACACGCAGCCAAACTGGCCGAAGTCGATGCGGTATACCCGGCGTTCTTGGCTACGCAAAAAGCAGCCGCAAAAGCCGTGGAAACTGGAGGCGTCCCAACGCGCCGGCAGTTGATAAAATCTGCGGCCCAGGTAGCGGGTGAACGGCGGACAGCCTCGGAAAAACTGCCGCTGCTGGATGTGCTCAAGGCTACAGCCATGCCGGATACGGTACCGGCTGGCGCAGCACCTAAACGCCCCACAATGGAACGTAGCTTGGCGCTGGTTCGACAAAAAAGGGAGTTGGGCAATACAACACGCGCCGCTAAAAAGGACGCTGCAACCATCGCGGCAGCCGAGAAAGCTGCGTTGAAAGAGGTTGAGAATACAGGCCCTCTGGCGAAAGCCCGCGCCGCGCAAACCACAATGGACCGCGCCAAGTCTGCGCCGCACAGTACAGCCTTTTCTGCGCTGGCTACCACGGGCGCTCTCGGCAGCGTGTTGACTGGTGGTGTCGTGCCTTACGCAGCGGGGCTCGGCGTGGGTATGGGCGCGGGGCGCGCATTGGTGTCGAAAGCAGGGCAGGAATTCGTTGCCGGACAAACCAAGTGGCAGCGCGATCTGGCTGAGGCGTTACGCAAGGGCGATACCGCCCGCTACACACAACTATTGTCACGCTACGCTGCGGGACAGGCAACAGGGGATTGAAACATGCCACGCGATGATAACGGAGTTTATTCACTGCCCAGCGGCAACCCGGTCGCGCCGGGCACCACCATCGAGGATGCGTGGGCCAACAGTACGCTGAACGATGTGGCCGCAGCCCTCACCGACAGCCTGTCACGGACAGGCCAGGGCGGGATGCAGTACCCGTTGACTTTCGGTGACGGCACCGTATCCGCGCCCGGTATCGCATGGACCAACGAGACAGGCTCCGGGCTGTACCGTGCGGGCGCGGCGGATACCCGGCTCACGCTGCAAGGCTATGGCGATACCGCCCGCTGGTACAACCGCGTGTTCTACGTGCGCAATGTGGCCAACAGCGCATGGGCGCCGGTTGTCTATCAAGGCGGTGTCGGCTCGGTGCCTGTCGGCACGACGAACCTTGACACGCTGGTGTGGAGCACGGAGACCAGTTCGTGGGTACGGCAGGCGAAGAACGCTGGCGGTGTGTTGCCGGTGGGGTCCAGTACGCTGACCGCCCTGCAGTGGAACGACTCCACGCAGGTGTGGACGGCGGTTGTGCCCTCCATTAGCGGCGCGTCGGTAGCCGTCGGTACGGTCGAGTCGCAGACGCTGCGCTGGGACAACAGTGCGCTGCAGTGGAAGCCATCATCCAACCTGACGGTGAGCGCCGCAGGCATTGTGAAAGGCGTGTGGAACACCAACGGCACGGCCAACGCCTCGTCGCAGTGCATGGTGCTGACAGCGGCGCAGTACGCGGCCATTGTCTCCAAAGACGCTAACACGCTGTACTTCGTGACGGCCTGACCGATGCCGGATATCTACATAGGCACCACGGTGCTGGGCAGCCTCCAGCTGGGTACGACGCCAATAGAGGCGGTGTACCAGGGCACTACGCCGATCTGGTCGAACGCCAGCAGCTGGACGCCGCTGGATATGTTCGCGGCGAGCGAGGTAGGCGCCTACTACGAGATTGGTACCGGCATGACCACGCTGGGCTTCCACCGCTGCTACCAGGATACCGCCCGCACCACGCCCTGCACGACGGCCGGCCAGAACATACGCTCCATCAGCGACCTGTCAGGCAACGGCCGGCACCTGAGTATGGCTTCATCGCCCTACCCGACATTGGAAAGCGATGCCAAAGGGTATTACATGCAGACCAACGCGGCGGGCGGTGCCATGACCACGCTCACTGTTAACGATGTGGTATCCACCACAATGGGTATTGCGGTGTGTATCGGGCACGGCGCTGTGATCTCGTCAGGCTCTGGCAATGCGTTCCTGGTGGGCAGTGCAGGGTTCTCCAATTACATGCAGGTAGGCTCCATTAACGCGACACAGGCTAACGGCTTCCTGCGGGTGTTCAAGGGCCCGGTCGGTATCGACGAGTCGATAACCGTAGGCTCGGGCGTGCTGGACCGCACGTACATGGCACACTCTACATACGGCGCGCCCAACACCAACTTCGCGGCGTTCCAGAATGGCAGCGCCACGCCTATGGCAACAACCGGCTCCGCAGGGCAGTTGGCTAATATCACGTCCATCGCCGTGGGGCGTACTGCCTATAAGTGGCGTTCGGCGTTGTATTACGCCAACACCTTCCTGGATACCAGCCTGTGGGCGCAATTAAATACTTACTGGAAAAACGTGTTCACAGGTAGCAACGCTATCTGACGGGCACAATAAAAAGGATGAAATGGGGCATGCCAGAGATACCGGAAAAAGTCAGCAACCGCTGGCTGGCCAAGTTTATTACGAGCGAATTTATTATATCGGCCATCATTGTCGTGTTCACGGCCGGCGTGCTCTGGAACAACATAGAGGGCAGTATCGCGCAGGCGCAAAACAGCGCCAGTGCCAGCGCCGAAAAAGCCGAACGGGTAGAGACTGCCGTCAACTCCATCAAGACGGATGTGGAAGTAATCAAGGCCAACCAGATCAATGCCGCGAAGAAGGACCTGGAACAATCCAAGGAACTGTCGGAGTTGCGCAAGGACATCAAAGTCCTGTTGCAGCGCGTCGTGGTGCACCCCGAATGAGCTGGGACAGCCGGTACTTCAAGCGTTCAGAGTTTGCCTGCAAGTGCGGGTGCGGGTTCGACACCATCGACTACGCGCTGGTCAGGTTGTTGGAGAAAATCCGCGAGCACTTCGACCAGCCTGTCACCATCAATTCCGGCTGTCGCTGTGAGGCGCGCAACCGTATGGTGGATGGCAAGCCCGGCAGCTTTCACCTGAAAGGTCGCGCGGCGGACATTATGGTGAAGAACATACCGCCCGCACTGGTAGCCGAATTGGCTGAAACGCTAGGGGCAGGGGGCATAGGTGAATATGAAACCTTCACGCATATCGACACACGACAGGGGAGTGCACGCTGGTGAACATAGGGGATTTTTCGCAGTACCTGGAACTCGGGTTCCAGATCATTGGTGTGGCGTCGGCCATCGCGGCGATCGTGCCCATTCCTCAAATCGTCGGGCCACTGATCATCGCGCGCAAAGTGCTCGATATTCTGGCGATGAATGTGGGGCGGTCGAGGAATGCTGGCCCGCCGCCAGTATTATGATCCTGCTGGCGGCGAGCCTGGGTGCGTCACTTGCGTTTCTGGCGGGGGGCCTTTGGCTCAGGGGCGGTAGCGGCAGCCTGTTGCAGTTCCTGTATTCGCTGCTCTAGCTGCTGGACATGCTCTGACGCCTGGTTGAATACCGTCACGGCAATGTCGCGCCAGTTACTGATAGCGATACCGTTACGCTCAGCTTCAAGGGCAGATTCCAACATGCCTTTCAGGCTGATGGGCTTGGGTGGTGGGTTCATGCGTTTAACTCCGTAGGTGTGGGTTTGGTTTTCTCGACCATACATTGCCGCCAGATGGCGGACTGCCAGTGGTTACAGGTGGGACACCAGTAACCGCGACGCATTCGCCTCTCGGCGTGGATAACAGCTTCCGCCCAATGGCCATTGGGACAGGGCTGGTACTTTAGCTCGTCGTCGTTCATTTCCCGAAGCGCTCCATGACTTTCACTTCCGCTTTCAGCGGCAAGCCTGTTGCCCATGCGGGCGGTGTGTTCATCACTTGAGTCAGCAACTTGGTTAAAGGTTCCTCAAACCGGCTGTCGGCTTCAACCACAATTTCATCGTGAACGTGCAGCACCACGGACAATATACCGTGATCAGCTACCCGTAGCGCATGGCGTAACAGGCTGGCAGCCGTGCCCTGCACCGCGTTCTCGAATAACAACCCGCCCCACAGTGACGTGCGTGGCCACTCTGTCTCACCCACCTTCGGCGTGAATGCCGCGCGCAGGCAGGAGACTTGCGGGCGAGGGCCGTGTGGGCCTTCCTCCATCGTCACGCGGGTGTCCGGGTAGGTCAGGTAGCGGCCGCAGGGCAGCTCGCAGAACAGCGTAGTGCCGCCGGCCAGTACGTCATTGACCGCCACGTAAGACAGACGGCCTGCCTTGTACGGGATGCCGGGCTTGCGCAGCGCCAGTTGCACCGCGCGCTCAATGTCGTTCCAGATATTCTGTGCCCAGGGGTTTACCCGGCGCCACGCTTTTTTGATGCCCTCGGCTTCGTTCAGGGAAACACTGACCCCGTAGTTGCGTGCCATCCCAAGGAAGGCGTTGGCCCCGCCGCCGAATTGCAGCGACAGTTCCGCCACCTTGCCCACTTGCCGTTGCGTAGGGGTAACGTCCTCCACCTTGATGCGGTAGATTTCGCTGGCGGCCAGTTCGTAGATGGGTTCATCACTACGGTACAGCGCCAGCTTCTTCTCGCCCAGCGCGTTGTCACACAGCCACGGTGCTACGCGGCCTTCGATAGCGCTCCAATCCGCCCCGAGGAAAACATGATCAGGTGCCGGTATCAGTGACGGGCGCAGCATGCGCGACAGGATGGTCATTATCGGCAGGCCGAAATAGTCGGTGATGTCCTCGGGGCAGATCTCGTCGATCAAATCCGCACGCACGGCAGCCGGATCGTCCATGCCGTCACGCGGGAAGTTGTGCACCTGGCAGCCTTTGCTGGAATAGCGCCCGGACGCCGCCGCGCCGTTGCACAGTAGCGCGCCACGCACGCGGTCATCATCCCAATCCGCCAGCCGTTCCATCGCCTTGAACTTACCCACGCTGGATTTCTGCGCGAAGTCGGAGCATTCCACAACCTCGGCGACCGTGAGGTCTATGTCATCCAGTGCCAGCAACCGGCTGCGGTTGTACTTGTCCAGCGACAGCATCTTTTCGCCGTTGCGGTATTTCACCAGCAGCTTGGCCTGGTCATCGGTCAAGCGCTCCACCACCCAGGCTTTCAGGTTCTCGCCGCGGGCTTTGGTGACGACACCCGCCGTCAGTTCCTCGATACGGGCGATCAGGTCGGCCTGTTCCTCGGCAGCGTACACCTGTGCATGCCGGCAGATGTCGATGTCCACCCGCACACCGCGATCATTGATCCGCTCGTTGACGTAGTAGTCCTGCCATTCCTGCTCAGTAGGTTGGCGCAGTTGGGCGTACACCGCTTGCTCGGTACGCACGTCCTGCTTGCAGTATTCGTACATTTCAGCCAGCAGCGCAGGGTCGGTGCAGAAACTGCCGTCCGCCAGCGGCACTGACAGCAGCTTGATTAATTCCTTGCCGCGGGCATCCTTTTGCTGGTTGACCCGCAGGCAACGGGCCGCATTCTCAAGGGCATTGGGCAGGTTGTTGCAGCGTGACATGAAGGCCGTGCAGCGCCACTGCTCAAGATGTAAGTTAGGGAAACCATAGCGCGGCACCATGACGTGCTGCCAGATCAGGCGTTCAAATGTTGCATTCCAAGCATAGTGCGGCGTGAGTACCTTAAAGCATTTTGGTATCTTGTCACCCGGCACCCACAACTCGGGCTCCCCGCCATCGACGGAATACGCCATGCAGATAACGTCAGTCGTCGGGCATTGGGCGTAGTTATAGACGCCTTCGGTCAGGAGATCAGTGGTTGACCTCGTTTCAAAGTCGATTGAGATCATTTCAGCATCCAGGCGCTGGCGGCTTACCCGCCGCAATCGTTTTTGCAAAACGTATCGGTGCCGGTTCCAACGTGGCAGCGCGCTCTGTGCTGTGCCCATCGTGGCACCCATGACAGGTCACTACCTCGCCACAAATCGCGTAGTGCAGGCTGTTATCCTCAGCCACCACATTCCCCGCCGCGTCAACGCCCCTGAGCTGATAAACCATCGGGCACTTGAGCGCGATCTTGACCGAGCCGTCCTTTTCCAGATAGAACGTGCCGAACTTGGCTGTTGCGGCAAACCCGTACCGCGTTGGCTTGGTCGTCCATTGCGTGATTTCGTCA